CTTCACCCCTAAGCCCAGCAATAACTTTATAGACTTCAGCAGAAACAGTAAGGCTCATAAGCATTTCTATAATGCGGTTACGCTCAGTTATAGCTCCCGCTGTATAAGCCTGTCTAAGGCTCAACTGCACTGATCCATAAGTTGTTGTTACAACATCGTCATTTTCCCATTGCTCACTCATTTAGTTTCTCCCTTAATAATTGCGATAAGTGCATCAACATCTAACTCAAAACACGCAGGAGCAAACTTTATCTTTTCAATGAGTGCAATGATGCGTTCACGCTCTTTAGCTGCACCCTGATTACGATAGAAATCACGCACTCGTTCAGCGTGTTCATAACGAATAGACTCATTCATGTTTAGCTCCTAACTGCATGACTAATAACACCTAAAACAATGAAAACAATTATGACTGTAAACACGATCGGGTTAGTAAATACAGGTTCAAGCAAACTTGCAACAAAAAGCAATGCAAGAAAACCTGTCAGCCCTACTGCTAACTGCAAAAGAAATTTCAACATTAGATACTCACAATCCCTAAAGCTCTACGGATTTGATTGATTGCCACCATACGATTCACACCAGCATCAGTCATGTAAGCAATAACTGCTTCATCCCATGCTTCATACAAATCAGTAAAATCAGAGAAATCCATTCCAGTATTTATCCACGCTTTATAAGCATTGACTGCCTGCAAAAATAGTTCAGTCGTATTCATTAGTTCCAACCCATCTTTGCAAATAGTTTGTCCATGTTTGCTTGCTCTTTAGCAACAAACAATCTGTAAGACTGCACTTTGCTGAGTAGTTCGTTGTTAGTGATATCGTTTGCTAGTTCCTGCTCAAGTTGGATCAGGTGATTTTTGCGAATATTTAAGATTCTCATTAGTTTGCTTTGAGCATTTAGAGCTTGTTCTTGCTTGTTCATTTGTTGTCCTTTGTTTGTCCGTTTCTCAACCTTTTGGCTGATGTATTAAGATTACACGAATACAAGCGTTTTATGCAACTTTATTTGCTCGGCGTGTCGCAAATGTTACCAATCCGTTATCTGTATAAAAAACCCCTGATTCTATGCAGGTTTAGGGGTAATTAGTGATAGTTACAGCCACACCTGACTGCCCTGTGGCATAAACCTTAGAAACATCTAGCCGTACAACCTGACTATCATCCTTCCAAACGCCCAAAATCTCACCAGACTTAGATCGTGCAGTGATGCCATCAAGTAGGCTTCTCGTGATTTTATCTACGTCGGGGGGTACGGTAGGGTATTCACGCTTTACAGATGGTCTGCGGGTGAGATAGAACACTGCTTCAACCTTTACAGCACCTTCAAACTTGCTATCATCCCCACTAGCTTTTATCCCCGCAATCACTGCATCACTGACTGCTTTACGCCAGGCAGGAAGTTTAGGTGAACTCTCAACAATCATAGGGATATTGTTTCCTGCAGCTGTACGCCTAGTTCCAACGTATTTCTTTGAACCTTGTGGTGCAGGATCAACACCGAAAACTGTGAAGCTGAAACTATCTCTTGCCATAATACGCACCCAAAATAACTATCCAAAAGAAAACCCCTACCGCTCCGTTTAGGAACGATAAGGGTTGACTTGTGTTCAACGAATTAACTATGAGCAACAAACCTAGTGCGTAGCCTACGATCCATTGCTTCATGTATTCAGTTTAGAACATTTTAGAAAGGTGCAGAAACTGCAGGTGCTACAGGCTTATCAATCTGAGCATTGTTGATATCTAGTTTGACTTTTCTGCCTGGCTTACCAGTCTTATCTTCAAAATCTTCAATCTTCGTTGATAGCTGCCCAAAAACTGTTACTTCAGCTTCAACAGGAACATCATGTGCTACCGCAAACCATACTGTCCAAGTGCGTGTGTAATCTTCACCTGTTCCAGACTTGTAAGACTCTACAAGCGACAAACCCTGATTTGATGCCCCAAACACTTTTGAAACTTTACCTGAAACTTTTACAACTGCCATAATCTTTTTTTCCTTTATCTAAATGAGTTTTATTTGTTTTATTTGTTGCTGTAGAAAGTCTATTGCTAAGGTGCGACAATGTGTGCAGGGTTCACACAATCTTTATGCTCACACAACCTAAAACCAGGTAGAACTGCACTACCATTGCTGTCTATAGGGTTTAGATTGTTATCAAGCAATCCTTGATGCGGGGTGCAACGTAGCTTGCCGTATTGAATTGTTACAGCAGGTTTCACTCTGCAGCTAATACACTTCAAATCACGCCTACCCCGCTTCTCAGCATTAACCACCCACTTAAAACCGCAACGGCAACACTCAACCTGGTTATCTTGCATAAGGTAACTCCCTAACCCTGCTCCTACTACCATCAAACACGCTATCAAAACTGCCTACAGCACCATGCCTGTTCTTCACTACATCCATAACTAGCAACGACTTAGTTCCAAACGCTAACCGATCAGCATGAAGTTTCTTCATAATCAAATCATCACGAGCAATATCTGCTTCAGATTGTTTCCTAGACAACATCACAATAACATCCGCATCCTGCTCAATCTGCCCAGAATCACGCAAATCAGACGCATTAGGCTTATCATCAGGTTTATTATCAACACGCCTGTTCAACTGAGCAAGGGCTACGACTGCAACGTTAAACTCTTTAGCCATATTCTTCAGGTCAATGCTTATCTGACTTACCTTCTCATAAGCACTCGCTTTAGGGTTGCTCGCAGAAATCAGCTGCAAATAGTCCACAACAACAACCTGAACATTACGTTTAGCCTTCACCGCAACAAGATAAGCCCGCAACTGAGCTACAGTCTGCCCACCCTTATCAGCTACAAGCAACCTGTTATCAACCTTCGCAATCATCTCACCAACTTTTGCCTGCTGATCCTTAGTCAACTCACCCTTCTCAAGCAAACTCAAGTCAATGTCTAGTTCACCTGCAACCACACGCTTCAACAAATCTGTCTTATCCATTTCTAGGCTAAAGAACAGCACATCTTCAGTGCGGGCAATCTCCCAAGCCAACTGCAAACCCACAAGCGTTTTACCAACACCAGGGCGAGCTCCGAAAACGTATAATCTGCTCTGCTTCAGTCCCACAATCAGATTATTCAAACCTGCAAAACAAGTCTTAATCAACGCCTTCGGAGATAAGACATCGTTCAACATAAGTTGCAGATCCCAAGCCAAATGCGGTATCTCTACAGCCTGAACAACCTTCAACGCATCAAGTTTGCTTCTAAGGGTGTCTATTCTTTCTGAAACATCACCATCCCCAGCCTGACTCTCCAACGCAATCAAAACAAGCTGCCTAGACACAGACTGCTCAACAACCTTAGAAACATAAAACGGTAAGTGGGCAGGAACAAAAGCTATCTGCAGGCTATCTAAAACACGTTGACGAACAACAGGATCGTTTACACGCTCCAACACCAACCAAACATCCAACAACCCCTTCTCCGCATAAACAGCCTGCATCACACCATAAGCCTGCCTAAACCAGGGGCTATCAAAATCATCAGGCTCAAGCTGAACATCCCTAAAACTAATCCCCCTAGTATCTAACAGGCAACCAACAACAAGTTCTTCAAAATCAATAGTCTGACTCATCCCATTTCCCTTTCAGCCTGCGAAGCAGCTTTATCAAGTAAGGCATACCAGCGTGCAACACGAATCTCATCGGTATAAGCAGAACTGCAATCATAAGAGCCTGCAAACGTATTTAGCAAATCAGACACCTGCAACGGTGAAAGAACCCCTGCAACACGATCACAACTACGCATCATCAAAGGCGAAGCAAAAGTGCTATCAAACACAACTTTTTCCTTAATACTGTTTCTTTCTGTTTCAATACTGTTTAGGGGGGTGATATTCGGGGGGTATTCTTCGTGAGTTTCGGGGGGTATTTCCTGTGAGTTTCGGGGTGAAATTCGGGGCGAAATTAGGGGGGTATTTTTATCTAAACCAGGCAACAAAATGGCATAACGATTTGCTCGTTTACTTCTGTCTGAACCCTTTACCCATTCAAGTTCACCTAACTCTCTCAAACGCTTTAGAGAGCGATCAACAGTATCAACGTTGCATTTCAGTAGCTCTGCAAGAGTTTCCCTAGTCGCATACATACCTTTAGGCTGGCGAAACTTCACCAACGCCAACAGAATTAGCAGGTCATTACCCGAAGCCTGACTGTTCTGCCAGACTGCTTCATAATCTTCAAACTTGTATCTTCTCGCCATTTTGTCCTAATCTTCCTATATCTTCACATCTTGCAAAAGCAGTTTTAGAGCAAGTTCAGCCTGTTGCGGAACAACGCCATTACCACAAGCCTTCAACTGATCGTTACGCTTCAAACCCAAATCATCTGCAGTAACCCAACCTTCAGGCAAACCCATCATCCACTCTGTGAACTCTGCAGACAAACGATGATTACCATCCTTACCATCAGGCTTAGTAGGACTAGGAGCAGGGCGTGTTATACCTTCCCAACGTCTAATTGCTTGAGTAAACTTACCCCAATTAGTTTCAGATACTTCACCAGAATTGAAAACTGCTCTAGCAACCGTATCTGTCTGAACAACGCCATCTCGTAAATGTTCTGCCTGCCCATCCTTAAAATCTCTAGTAGTCGGGGTAGGTAAGACTTCCATCCGAACAGCGACACCCAAACTAGCCCCAGGCATACCCTTAGTTTTGCCATCAATAAAATCTTGTCTTCTCCCTAAGTAATCTTCAATAGGTTCATCGTGATTACGAATATGCCCTACTGCAGGCGTTGGCAACAATGAAGCAGAAATACTAGGACTAACTTGCAAACCATTATCAGCAGCTAACTCTGCAACCTGATCTGCAACCTTCACCATCCTGCCACGCTCACGAGCCTGCTTTTCACTGATAGCACCACCAGTAGAATCAACAACGCTAGGAGTCCGCAACAACTCATCTTCAGGCAACTCATTGATAACTACTTCACGCAAATTCCTATAACCACCTGGCGAACGCAATTTTAGTTCTTCAATCTGTTCAGGCGTTTTTATTTCCCTATGCTCCATCGTGTTCGGAGTTGGCAGGGTAGGCGATGATAAAAACTCTGAAACGGTTGTGTGGAGCTCCTGCATCGGCAGCTCGTAAACCACACCATTTTGCATCATACCCGATATCGGCCAGCGACCCGAGAACGGCTTGAATTGCTGTGAAAACAGGTCTTCCCCCCCAATCATCCAAATCTTCTTGACTGTATTCCATTCCGTTATCTGCTTTAGCACTTAGTAAACCCCTTACATTCTCAATAACAACCAGTTTTGGTTGTAGTTCTTCAATAGCTCTAGCAAACTCATGCCATAGCCCTGATCTAGTTCCTTCTTTTAGTCCTGCTCTTTTACCTGCCAACGATAAGTCTTGGCAAGGAAAACCACCTGTAAGAATGTCCACTTTCTCTACTTGTGTAAAATCAACTTTTGAAACATCCCGATAATTTGGCACATCAGGAAAATGTTTTTCAAGAATACGACTTGGAGCATCTTCCCATTCACAATGCCACGCCATCTCTGCATCAAGCGTATTTAGCACCGCCAAATCTAGCCCACCATAACCGCTGAACAAGCTGCCAACCTTCAATTTACTCATTTATTTTGTCCTTATCGTTTTATGTTTAGATCTAACTTCCATAGACATCAAAATTAGGTCTATGTCCGAAACTTCTGGTTTTTTAGGGGCAATAACGTGTTGTAAAGCGACACAATCCTTATAACCGCAAATCCTTACACCAGGCATGTAGAGCTTGCCATTATCATCTATCGGCAACCAGTCATCGTTTAGTTCACCCGCCCAAATGTAGCACCATAGAACACCTAGTTCAGGGTGATCTGTTCTTTTACTTTTATACTTTTGCAGTCCATTAGATTTGCGAACATCACTGCAATCTTTACAAACATTAGGGTCATCACGTTTACGCTCAACCCGCTTCAAATAAGCGTCTTTACTAATCCAATTACCACACCAAATACAGGCACAGTATCGGGAATCGTCTTTTTCTTCGTTGTCCATAACAGGTATCTAACCACAAGTTATGGCAAAACACCTAATCCAAACAGCGTGTTTCTAAAACATTTAGACGATTAGTTTGGTCAAGTATGCGAACAATCACAGCACCCCTAGCCGTAGGGTATTCACCTAACACAAGCATTAGCTCTGTTAGTTCAGCAATGTTCGCTTTTAGAACATCAACCTGCAGTTTTATTTCCTGTGATTCCATCTGCCTTACCTTTAATTGCTTCAAGAATAGCAGTAGGTGCTTTACCTTGTTTCGCTTCGTTATACAGCGATCGTAAACCTTCAATGTCGTTGATGTTATCTAACGCCACATTCCAGTTACGAGCAGTTTCAGGATTGCTTAGTCTTGCTACTTTGCTCATCTCTTGTTGACTAGGGCGTTTACCTTTAGGGCTAAACTCATTTCCGAGCAGACTTATGCACCTACCCAGAGCGGAAGTGCTGCAGTTCTCTAGGAAACTTGTCTTGTTTACAGGTGAGCTGCCTAAGCGTTCTTCAGCGTAGTCAACTGCTAAAGGGTAAACATCATCTTTGTTTGCGTAACATTCTGCCTTGAAAACAACCTGATCAGGTGTAAACGATACAAGCTCTGTGTAAAGCCTTCCGTTAGGAAATCTCTGCCAAAACAGGTCTATACGCTCTTGAACGGTTTGATATTCTGCAAGATTAAAATGTGCCATTAGTTATCACCTGGTCTAGTTGCAGTAAGTATTGCGGTTATCAGTTCTTGACGTTCTTCAGGTGTAAGTTCAATCTCAAACTTGACGTTATAGCCGTATTCGCTTGTCGCATTTTCAATAAACAAATTCACGTCATTCTTATTACCAAATACAAACGCTTTAAAGTTGTATCTTTTAGTTTTGTTTTCGCTCATTATTTCGCTTTCTTTATTGTTAGGTATGGGGCGTTTCCCCCACGTTGACTTAGCGTTACTACGACCTGCCCATCAATTGTGCCGTTCTTAGCACCGTTCAAAGCACCAATAACTCTTGATTTCATTTCTCGCAGGTATGTTTCAGCTTTATCAAAGTCTGTTTGAGCGTTCATCAACTCAATGCCTAAAGTGCCTAGTTCTTCATCTCTGGACTCAATGCCAGGGGAGAGTTGTCTAACAGTTTCATAGGTTGACTCACTACCATCCCAATCAGGTTGAATGTTTTGTAAAACATACTCACGAAACTTACCTACTTGTTGCAAGATAGACGAATACTCAAAGTCATCCCAAACAAGCTCATACTCTTTATACCTTCCCGCATTGACTACAGCGAATACGGCACGTTTCAAATTGAAAACACCCATATACCAAAAGACTTGAGCCTTGTAATGCTCTGGTATTGAATCCCAATAGGTTGCAGTGTGCTTTATCTCCAAAATGTAGCCTTCACCGTTTTCGTCTAAACAAATGCCGTCTGGGTTAGCGTGCATCCACTCAAAACCTTTAGCTGCATAAGTTCCCACTTCAACAACAACATGATCGGGGTGTTGCTCTTGATACAGCTGACGAATTGCAGGTTCAACAAGAGTTCCCAAACGCATCGCAGTATTGCCAACCTTTTGACGTTCAACCTTGCCTGTCTTTTCAGCCCACAAAGTTATTGCACTTGTCCAAGGGGAAAGCCCAAGAATAGTGCCGATTTCTGATCCTGAAATAACGCCTACTTGATTGCGTAGTTCATGCCATTCAGGGGAATTGTTTTCGTATGTTCCTAAAGAAATTGCGTTGTCTAGGATTTGTTCTATTTTGTCTTTGCTCATACATAAACTATAGAGATGACCACCGACAAATTACTTCTCAACCGAATAACTTTAGATCTACACGAAGCAATCACAGACTTAGATGGCGTTGAGTGTGAGAAAGTGCCTGAACTATTTTTTCCTGAAGATTTTGGGGTGGGCAGTCAATCACGCATCAGAGATGAAGCGATAGAAACTGCTAGAGCAATCTGTATGCGATGCCCTGTTTTAGATAAGTGCCTAAAAGTAGGGATGTTTGAAGAATACGGCATTTGGGGTGGAACTACGCCTGAACAGCGTAGAAAGATTAGACGTTATGAGCAGGATTAGCCCTAAAACAGCCCTGTAAGCCCGCTACACGCCTTTTACCTATAAATACGAGTATCTATACGCTGAAACGCCTATTTAGCCTTATCTGCGGTTTTCTCTGCTTTTTGGATAGCATCGTTAGCACCCTTAGCAACAGTTTCACGAGTAGCCGAACCTGTAGTGGCAATCGCATAACCTACCGCAGCTACAACGCTCAACATTAGAGTTCCCCAAGCAACAGCAACACCGTTCAACCATGAACCTGTTAGAGCTGCACCAACACCCGCAGAACCACCCAAGATAAATAGGAAGATACCGAACCCACGCCAAGCAAGTTCACCTAAAACGCTTGCAACAGCTTTCAAACGAGTAATAACTAATGTTTTCATTTCTAACCTTTGTTTTCTAGTATGTGTTTTAGCGGATCAACTAAATCTTTGTAGGCAGACAAGTGAATACCAGGATTACTCCACGCCTTGTTAGCCTTACCAATACTCAAGTGCAAGTGAGCTCCAGTTGATGCAGAACCGCTCTTATACTTACCGCCACCAACTTTACCTAACACAGTTTTACCGCCAACAACCTTATCGCCCTTGACTAGCTTTGACTGCTTCGCCAAGTGAGCGTAAAGCACCCAGAAACCATCTTTAGTTGAGTGAACAATAAACCAACCTAAAACATCTGACCACTCATTGATAAACACAGTGCCATCAGTAATAGCCTTGATAGGTGAAAGTTCTTTAGGTGACCAATCCTGTCCCCTATGTGGTCTTCCATTACGATAAGGGGCTAGATTACCGAACTCATCGCCACGAGTCTTAGCAGGGAACGGCTCAAAATAGATTGCAGACATAACGCTAGTTTACCTTCGGCAAATCAGGGACTTCAACGACTTCAATAATGTTATGTAAAGGGTGATCGTGGGAGTCATCACAGTTCTCACAAAATCCACCTAAACCATAAGTAATGTTTTCAGCCATTATGAAACTCCAACTGTAATAAATGGTGCGTTTGCAAAAACTTGAATACTTGGCACAGTAGATGGAAAAGCACCGCTAACCGAAGTATTTACATAACAATTAGCATTAGGACTTGCATACGGCGCTGCAACAGTGTTAGAAATAGGAGACAAACTGTTTGGAATATAGTGCAAGTTAGGTGCTGCAGTTTGACTTGCAACCGCTAAAAAGTATAAACCCGGCGATAAAGACTGAGAAATAGTAATTGTTTTTTGTCCTGCTGTCGCACAAGAAACAGTCCCAGCGTCTATTAGTAAAGTAGTTGGCTTTAAAGTGCTAGTAGATGAATTATATATGGCTAAACGAGCAAGCGAAGAAGCCACACCACCATTTGCAATTACAGCCAATCGTGTTGCTGTAACAGAGTTAGTTACATAAAATGGTATCCAATAACCATAGTTTAAAGTTACTACCGCAGCAACATAGCCTGCACAGAACGGGTGATAGTAATTGTTAGACAACATTTTAGGGTTTCCACCATAAACATTTAGCAAACTTTGGTCTATACCAATAATTGCTGAACTACTTGAGCCTGTGTTTGTTATTGGTGAGGTTACAGAAATAACGCCAGAAATTCCATTGGTTCCATTTGTTCCATTTGTGCCTGCTACACCTGTTGCACCTGTTGCACCTGTGTCTCCTGTGTCACCTTTAATACCTTGTATGCCTTGATCACCTGTGTCACCTTTGACACCTTGTATACCTTGTGAACCTGTTGCACCTGTTGCACCTGTCGCACCTGTTAAACCTTGCTCACCTTGTATTCCCTGTAAACCTGTTTCACCTTGAATACCCTGCTCACCTTGAATACCTTGAATACCCTGAATACCTTGTGAACCTGTAGCACCAGTATCACCAGTATCACCCTTAACACCTTGAATACCCTGCGAACCTGTCGCACCAGTCGCACCTGTAGCACCTGCAGGAATACCAAAATCAAATACTGCCGAACTAGAACTGCCAGAGTTTACGATTGTTGGGGTTGAACCTGAAGCTAAACCTACAACCGATCCAACAGCAATAGTTGCAGCTGAACCGTTAGCACCTGTAGCACCTGTAGCACCTGTTTCACCTTGTGGCC